ATGCTAATGGTGCTTTTGTTTTGGTAGAAGATGGCAGTTCAGTTCCTGCTACTGACAGTCTTTGTGTTTCTGGAAATGGATCGCTTTTATCTTGGGCTTCGGATAATGAGACTTTGGTAGGCGCAACATCAATTGCTTTTGGTGATGGGGAACAAAATACCATGCTTGCACTAGCAAAAACACCGGTAGGGGGAAACAATGCAATGTCACTTGTCTCGACATTTACGGCACCAAGCACCGTTGGTGAACGCACGCAAATTACTGTGGATATCGCGAAGGAGAAGAAAAGGACATTTGAAGTCTTTCCTGGACCTATGGCCCTAATCTATCGGAAGTACTTTGGCGCTTTTATCGCTGCGCAACAGAAGGCGTGTACGCAAAAACCGATTTCCGTCGGAATAAATGCTCATTCCATTCAATGGAAGCAGCTATATGATCGATTAAATTCGTTCGGCGGACAGGTGATTGCGGGAGATTATAAAGCTTGGGATAAGCGACTAAGCGCACAGGCCATATATAGAGCTATTGGCGTAGTTAACGCTTGGTATGGAGACGATTCTGAAACTCAGAAAATTCGAGAGATGCTCGGATATATGATGATTCACGCCTTCATGCTGATTGGAAACGACGTTTTTGAGAAACACCAAGGATTACCATCTGGTGTACCTATTACGGCCGTGCTCAACTCAGTTGCGAATGCCCTTTATTTAATATCAGCTATTTTGACAATTTTGGAAGAAGATGGCGTTGAAATGACAGACGAGGAACTCGCCTTGGCGCTAGAAATGGCGCTATATGGAGATGATCACGTGCTTGCTATGAATGGAAAATTACGCAAGCATGTTACATTCCGTCGAGTCCAAGCCTTCTTTACGAAGATGGGCCTCGGTTATACCGATGCTGCCAAGACTACAAGATCCGACTTTGACTTTGAAAATCAAAACATTGAAGCGTGTAGAGTCAAACAAGAAAACATCTACAGCTCCTGTCGCATAACCGGCAAACCTAGTTCATGCTGTTCCTCATCTGTATCAACCTGCAATCAAGCCTAAGCAACAGCATTTAG